TGTTCACGCTCTCTTGCTTCTTCTGGAAGGATAATACCGCCTTTTGTTTTAGCTTGTCCCATGTAGGGTAGTATCAAGATTCTCCAACCTGTTGGTTGAGGAAGTCTTTCGATTAGTTTGCTCGGAAGTTTAGAAGGATCTAAGAATTGTTCGTCTCTTTTTCTATAAGCCTTCTCCAAAGCAAAAACTTTGTCAGGAAGTTCCTGACTCTTTTTTTCCTTAGTTGTCATCATTTACCTTTGCTTTTTCCAGGATATCTTTCGTATCCCGCTGTATTGTTAATAACATATTATACTGACCTGTCAAATACTGATACTTCTCCCAATTGTCAATACTACCTGTTAAGATAGCATCTTCGAGGTTAAGTCTCTGATTCCTCAGATTGTCTAATATCTTTTTGATGATTTGTAGTTCCATTATTTTCTCCATGTTTATTTAAACAAGCTATGCACTCACAAATAGCGCATTCACAATTACAAGTAGTTTCTGCATGACAGATGCAGTCACATTTTCGACAACGATCTAACATTTTACTTTTGTTTGGACAGTCATTATCACAATCACATCCCTGGCACATTATTTGGTAATTTTCTTAAATTTTTCAAAGCTGCGCAATCCGGCCATGCCTAAGAGAGCCATGACAAGCGGCATGAGTTGTTCCATATTCATTTGAGGAAGAGGCCCAACATCAACTTGAAAAATTCCTAAAAAGAACACGATAAAAGGTTTAAGTACAAATTCGAAAAATATGGCCAATGCTGCACTAAATCCAATGAGGGGTCTCCAAGAACGTTGCAGTAGACCTGAAATATCGGTAGCTGTAGATTGAGCATCCGCTAAATTAATATCCATTTGTTTAGAGTTAATTTCATTTTCAAGCTCTTGAAGTTTAATTCTAATTTGACCTTTTTCTTCTTCTGAAGTGTGGACACTGTCAATCACTTTGCCGACAGTGTCTACGAGAGATCCGCCTAATATCTTAGATAGCATCTATGCAATCCACCAATTGTAAACCACAGCGGCAACTACGATACCAATGATCCATTTGCCGTGAGGGCTAAGTTTATTCCACTTATCCCAAATCCAATTCCATGCTTTCATCTCTGCACTCCTTTCAAAGTCCTCGCTTTTTTGCCCTGAGGATCAGGCCCTTTTTTAGGTGGCGGTCCGAACTTCTTTCCACCACTTAAACCTTTACGTTTATCTTTATTTGACACCGGAGAATCTACCGCCTTTGGTAGCAGCGCCCATGCCTCGCATAGTGCTCGGTCCTGAACGACCAGGCATAGGAATTTCGACAACTTTTCCGCCAATTGATTTTTTTATAGGTTTGTCCTGCTTTGGCATAGCATCACCTAACAGTCTACCTGTTCCTGGACCCATCGCTGTACCGATCGCTTTACCGACATACTTAGCCATTCTTGATTTTATTTTTTCTTTTTCAAGAGCTTTCATGCTCTCGTCTTCTGCTTTACGTCTTGTGTTACTCATATTAAGCCATCCCTTTTATTTTTTGTAATCTTCCAACCCCTGATCGTGCGCCAGCGGTCATCGTTTGATTATATCGATTTTTACCTGTTTGTGGAGTTTTTTTCTTAGTGGTTTTATTTGCTGTTGTTTTCTTCTTTAAACCAGGAATATTAACACTCTTGGGTTTAATTAATTTATTAGGCTTATAGAGAGTTGTTCTCGATAACAGTTTTTTAACATCAACAGACATTATCTAACCTTTGATTTTTCAATATTAACTCGAGCACGGAGTTCAGCAATATCTTCAGAAGAATTAATTTTCTTTTGGATATTTTGATCATTACGTTTAATACGCTCTTGCTCGAGTGCAATACGCTGTGCATCGATCTGAGCATCCGCTTGATCTTTCTGTGCTCTTAATTGTAACTCTTGTTGTTTGAGTTGAACAAGAGGATCAGGACCACCTTGACCAGATAGTTCAGCAGAAGCTTGTTTTAACTCACCCATAAACTGAGCAATCAATTGTGCCATACGAGCATTGAGTTGAACTTGTAACTGTTCTTCATTCATGCCTGGTGGGTATCCTTCAAGTTCCGCAGTTGCAATCTCTTTTGCTTTAATTGAGATATGCTCCAAGATATGTTTTTGTAATTCTGTTGCAGCTTGTGGCTGTGCCATTACCATTGGAGAAGAACCAAAAATTAAATGAGCTTGAATATGAGCATCATGATCTTGACCAGGGAAAGCTTTCAACTCAGCTAAGGCTAAAGCTTGAGCATTTTCCATAGCGGGATCCATTGCCATTGGCTCTTTTTGTGGAATTAATAAATTATCAACCTCTCGGACTCCTAAAGCTTCGTACATTCGACGATATGCTTCTCTAATGTTGTGAATTTGAGGAGCTCCCATTGCTAATTGCAATTCTTGTTGAGCTATTGCAATTCGTTGAGCTGAAGAATGAATATTAGGATTTGATACCGGAATAATATCAACATCATCGTTAAAATCTTCTGTTTTAATTTCTTTTTCACCACCCACAACCTTGTAAGGATAGCTTGGGGGTAAGAAATCTCTGAATACCTCAGCCAAAAGTCTAAATTCAATCTTTTGTGCGTAGTGTAAGCGCTTATGAATCGCTGACATAACCTGTGTGCCTCTTTCTAAGAGTGCCACAGTCGTTCCGACAGCTGCATTTTGATTTCCTTCTCCAATTTGAAGGTCAGCAATCGCTGCAAAGCGTCTTCCTGCGTCTACACAGAAGCCCATCAACGCAAATAGTGTCTGAGAAGGCTCTTTATAGGGTAAATTCATGATTGATTCACGGATCATGCCTCCTGGAGAGTCAACATCTCTAAATTCTCCTGGCTGTAAGGGTTGATCGTCGTCTCGAATACGCAATCCACGAGTTTTAAAGCCCGCAGGGAGGTTTGCAAGAGTTCCTGCATCCAATAATTGACGTAAAGCTTGAGTTGCGGTTCTTGATAAACCACCAATCATGTGAATTAAACCAAAACCATAGAATCCTAAGCCTGGTAAAAACTTGTAATGAACAAAATATTGTTTTTTCTCTTTTAAAGGATCTTCTTCGCTGTAATTTCGATAGATTGAAAGCACTTTTCCTGAGCCTTCGTCGATGGTCACGATGTAAGGCAGCTTAATTCCTGTCTCTTCACCGTTTTCATCCTTGTCTTCGTAACCAATGAGGTCTAAATCACAGTGAACTTCGAGTAAAGTCATCTCTTCATCGTTACCCATACCCTTAACACCGTCTAATTTGTCGTAAGTTTCTTGAATTGAGTTCTGTTCTTTATCTGTTGGGAACACTTCGACGTCTCGATAGAAGCCCATAACCTGTTTTTTACGTAAATCGTTCTCGGACATACGAATCATTTGTGTAATTCTTTCGCAAGACTCAAGATCCGAGGCTCCATAAGGCACCACTAAGTCTTCCGCAGGAACAAATTTAGCAACTGCTCTGTTCATTTGAGCATCAAAATAGATTTTTTTGAAAGCAGAACCTGCAAGAGCAAGATAAAATAACATTTGATCCATCTCGGGAGTGTAATCTTCCATGATGTTTGTAATTTGATAGTTCATAAAATCTTGAACACGCTGTGCTTGAGAGTTTACTTCAGGACTTGTAGCTCCCACCACCTGTGCACGAACAGGACCACCTGCTGGAAGTAGCTCTTTAATTGCTTGTGCTTGAAACTGTGTGACCGATTCCGCTAAAAGAGGATGAGTCACACCACTTGCACCTTTGAATGGTCGAGTTTGTTCGGTGTAATTAAAACCTAAAAGCTCTAAACCATCGGTGTAAGACTTTGCCCAATCTTCTCTTGTGGATTTATCTTCTTTATATTTTTGAGAAAGCTCATCAGCTAGTCTCATTAACTCTTGTTCGTCAATCTCTTCGGCAAGGTTAGAATAAAAATTATCCTCCCCCATTTCCTCTTCAAATAATCCTTCGACTTCTCCCACAAAAGCGGAGCCGTCGTCCATTTCTAAAACATTATCTTCTAATGCTTCGACTTTATCTAATTCAACTTCACGAGCATTAGGCTCGACGGTTTCAGTTTGCATCTCAACGATACGTTCAATATTATTTACGGGATTTTGTTCTTCAGCCATTATTAGTTATTACCATTTTATTGGTAGACTTACAATACCGCCTGAGCGTTTATATAACATAAAAGGTCGATCAAAACGATCATCAATCTCTAAAGCTAATACCTTTTGAGGGCCATCAGGTGTATTGATAGTAATTGTTGTTATCTTTGCAGGATCTCTCTTCGGATCAATTTTTGAAAGATTCTTTAAAATTTTCGGTAAAACCATTTCCCCTGATTTAATTGTTTTATAATCTTCATCTCGAGGACGATAGCTTTGTTTCTCTCCTGGATATCTTGGATCATAACGAGGAGCAGCATCAACAGATTTTAAATCACTTGTTCCATAGAAACGAGCATTCCCTTCCGATATAAAGTTTGTATCTCTTGGAGAAACAACATCCGCAGGAGCAATCGCTAGCCATTTCTTTCCGCCTTGATATGCTTTGTTCGCCATAAACTTAATCACATAATCAGCCCAAGCTTCTTCTCCCTGTAACGGAGCAAATGGCATCTTATCTCCTTGCGGTCCAGAAGAAGGTGTGACGTTTTCTAATAATCTAATATTTTCAGATTCCTGTTTAATTAATTTTTGAAGTTGGTTGAGTTCTTCAGGAGTAATATCATAACCTTGTGCTGCTAATGCTTTAATAGTTTTATCAATATCTTTGTTTGATGCTTGGAATTGTTTCACTACTTTTTCACTCAAGATATTATCAATCTCAGGATTAGACATCATATCCTTTGTTCTTGCTTTTTGATGAATGTCGGACTGTAGTTCTTGAATAAATAAAACTCCATCTCCTTCGTTCATATCAATGGCATCATCACCACGATTAACAATCTTTCGTGTATCAAAGCGAACATGAGCAATGGGATTTTCTTCATCAGGGAAGTGCTGACTAAACGTTACATCTTTCTGCCCCTCCGGTACTTTAGCTTTGAAAACAAATTCACCATAATCATCTCCACCAGGCAAAGTATAACTTGAATCTTCAAACTTCGCTGCTCTTGGGAATCTTGTTGTTTCTGCTAAAGCCTCTTCACTAAATCTTCCTGTTAATAATTCTGCTTTTGCTGTATCAAAAAGTTCTTTGAGTTCTGGAAACTCTCCAAACAATCTTTCATATTTTTCTTCTAGTAAAGGTATTCGCTCTCGTTGATTTATAAATCCTCGCAGAGACAATGTACGGTTATCTTCAAAAGCATTAACCGATGATCTAGTTCCTGCTCGAAGAGCTCCGATGTCATCTTCAAAAGCATCAAGATCATCTAGTATTCTTTGACTATATTCCGCTCCCCCTGTTGCTAGTTCTCCATCAACTCGAGCTGCTGTTGCTGCTGTTTCATTAAATAATTTATTTAAAGGAGCAAGAACCCTAGCTACCTCAGGACCACCATATTCCGCAACGGTGACATTACGAATTGGATTTTGAATAAAGAGTTGTCGAACTGTATTCACATCTACTCTTTCTCCTGAAGCTTTTGCTGTATCTAATAATGTTTGAACTCCAGTTTCATTTAATTCTTGTTGAGGGACTCGATTCTTTTTAAAGATTGCTGACCATTCCGCTGCAGTTAAACTTTCATCTTTCGTGCTGAGAGTAGGACGAATACGTTCCACGGTTCCTGATTTAGCAAACGTCTTGTAATCTAAATTGTCCAAGACTTCTAAACCTCGAGAGTAGAACGGAACATCCTCTTGCATAAACCCTGTAGGAATATCAGTATCGCCGATAGGTACCACTGATGGTTTTTCTTTGAGCGTACTCACGGTCCGTGATTCTTGAATCACGGGTAGCATACTTGTGGTGAGTTCTTCGATCTCGTTTGCTTCGGGCATCGCTAAATCTTCGATGCCTTTATTCGCTCGACTTGTTCTAAAGGCATTGTAAATATCTTTCCCGCCTTTATATACACCTTTGATGATTCGCGGCCCGTAGCCGATGATCGGTAGCGTTCCGACTCCTGCTAGGAAGCCCATAATTCCCGCTCCAGTCATTCCCTTCACGTCGCCCTTCTTTTGAGCTTCTTGAAACTTATCAACTTCTTTAAAATAATCTTCAGCAGCAATCACTTCTCCTGAGCCAGGTAAAAAAGATAACGCAAGCTTTGCTGCGCCTGCGCCTAACGTTGCGGGATCAATCGACGATGGACGACCGCTCCGCTTTTGTGGGATTTGATTTGTCTTAACGGACATTTCTTTCCCTCGAACTTTAATCGTCTTGGGGGTGTCTATCCCTGCGTTTTCAATACCTACTGCCATTAATAATATTTATATGTTTTTTTAATTCGAGTGTCTTCCACCCAATCTGATTCTAATCTAAGAAAATCGCCTTGTCTAAACCTAATTATCGCTTGAGACATACTATCGACCAAGTCGTCATGATCGCCATACGGAAACGCTGCAACCTCTTCAATGACTTCTTCCGCAAATTGTCGTTCAGGCGCCCAAACCATGCCACTCGCAAAGACAGGGGCACAGGTATGAACACGAGTATGTTTATCAGCTCCTCGGCCAGGAGTAAACGCCATGACAGGTATACCCATTCTTCGCAGTTCTTGAGCCAAGGGCATCCCTGAAGCTTTTTGTTCAATCAACACCATTTCGGGTTCCCAATACAGCCATTCATCATACGCAATCTCTTTGAGCTCAGGAAATTCCCATCTGCCTTTTTTCGCATCGAGCAAAATAATATTAGGGGTGACCTCATCAGGACGAAAGATACCCCATGTGGTAATCGCCGAATAGTCCGCTGTTTCTTTTTTACTAAAAGCTGTGTCATAACTTTGAATGATATAATCAATTATCGGTTCTTTTTTCTTTGTCCACCGTTGCCACCATTCTCGTTTAATAATAGCACCTTCTT